TTACATTCCTTTTTGCAAAGTTAGAAATGACGAATTTATATCTACCTTCATCTTGGATTTCTCTTTTTTCGCCACCACTTGAGGCATTTGCTCCGATCCATTCGTTTGTGATTTGTTGATCGAATCCGAAATTTTGTCCAATTTGTTCCATGTTACTTTTCTCCTTTAAAATATGGTTCTAAAACTTTATAATCTAAATCAAGCATATCTGGTATGCCATATCTGTTTTTCGCATCACGAGCTGCTGTATGTGTGGCCCAAATCTTTCTTTGGTATCCACCTACTGCTTTCCCTTCGATCACCTGTCGATCATGGTTTGCAAATAAAACCGCATCGGCCCACTCTTTATATAATGGAGTAGTTCTTTTGTGGCATTTCATTTGCCATCGATCTAATGGCTCTGAAAGTTCTGGATCGTTAAATTTTTCAATTTTTGCATGAGCTAATAAAAAAACTCCGATCCCTTTCTCGATTAGCATATCCAAAGCAGAGATAAAAGATTTTGTAAGCTCTTCAAGTTTGACGTAACCTTTGCCAAATCCAAAGTCTTCTATTGATTTCTTACTGTTCTCTTCGCAGATGTTTGCTACCATCATAGATTCCAGCCAATCGACTGTATCAACTACGATAGTCTTGAACTCATGCTGCTCCTTTAATAAAAAAGAGAACACATCTTTTACATCGTGCCATGTGTCGCAGTTAACTCTTGGAACTTCAAAGTTATCGGTTCCTCGTTCAGTACAGATGAATAATGGATTTGGTGTACCTACTCCAAAGGTAGTTTTTCCCACTCCCTCTGGTGCGTATAATACGACGCGAGGTGGCTTTATCACCTTATCACGAATGATATTTATCATATTTCAGTCCTTTTTATCCTCCACTTAATTATGAAGGTTTCAATAATTTACTTTCAATTGCTGCTTTTAACAAGGGTTCTTTTTCAACTTTTAAATTTTCTGCCCCTTTTTGAAATAAACTAAGAAGCTCGCCATAAGGATCTATCTCTTCGATTTCAATATATCCAAAGCCTGTTTGGCTCTTTTTTTGGAAATAATAACATTTAAAAAAGTTTGGATTATCATCTGCAATGTGGCCTGTTTTTACGAAAGCATCTATTAAAATTTTGAATCCACCAATTAAATTAGCCTCATCAAATTGTCGTTTTCTAGGCCCCCAATGGCGAGTAATCCTAAATGCTTTTCTTTCCTCTTCTTCTCCTGTGCCTAGTAAATTCTCAATGTCATTTATTAGGTCTTCTCTTAGTTTCTTGTATTTCCACCTTTGGCCTCTTTTATTGGCGCCGTAGATTGGACTATTTGCACTTATAGCTTCCCTCTCTATAACCATATGAATCATTGTTATTCTGGGATCTCCGTTAATGTAAAGCTAATTGATGGACTAGATCCATTGAAATTAGGATTAATTGTTTTGCCAGTAATAATATACTGTGCGTTTTTAACCTTGTTTGGAATACCATTTACAGTATTGCCTATCACAACCTGCTCTCCTAGTTCCCAATCGTATGTTTCTGGTAAAATTGTATTTACTTTTACAATGGCTTTTGTTGATGTGTGCCATTTTACAAAATGCTGTAATAATTGCTCTGCTGTTCTTTGGTTTCTGATTGCATCCGCTTCAAAGATAAATTGTTTCTTTTCGCTATTGTTTAATCCCAAATAGCCAGAAGAAAGAGAACATCTAGAACGAAGATTAGGAGCATCATCTGTATAGAAAACAAGCGGATCCGTACTTTTAATCTCATCTTCATTTATGCTCAAAATATTTAAAAATTGTTTATTTGCAGGGTTTCTTCTGAATTTAATAATAAATTCATTGTATAAATCTTCTCGATCTGTGAAGCTATAAGTAAGCTCTTGTAGATCAGTTTTAAGTTCAATCTGATTTAAGTTTAGTGTTCTATCTGGTGTTTCTTTGGCTTCCAAATCAAAGATTACTTCATTGCCAAGATAATCGCTAAAAGATGCAATCCCATTATTTAAACAGAAATCTTTTGCGAATTGTCTCCATTTCGGCTCTTTTCCGTATAATGAAAGAGCATTTTTCCAATCACTTCTTGAAGTAGTATTATCAATGAAATTTGTAAAATTAAGTTCTTTTTCAAGGATATCACTAAATACAGAAGATGGCGATTCAATCAAAGCTCCATTTGTGCGGCCTAATCCCTTCCAATACCAAAGGCCATTCTCAGCAAATACTTTAATTCTTGCAGTTGCGTTAAAATAATTCCATTGTAAATAAGCAGGAAATTCATCGCCAGTTGTAGGACTTACACCATCATTATATCTATTTACAAAAGTTTGTAAAAGGATTCTCATCCCTTGTTTTATTTTATCCGTTGTATCATATTGAGCTGCCAAATCGGCGCCAAAATTCCTAAAATCAAAGGTTTCATTTGGATCTACCCAATCTCGATTAAACCTCTGCTCCAAAAGAATAGTGAAATCATCAATATTAAAAATCTTCACAAAATTATCATAATATGCATCAAATAGATAATTTTGAGATCTATATCCTAGAAAAGAAAAGTCTACATCAAATCTCAAAACCTCACCAGTAAATCCAAAATCTTGGAAGTTCAATCTAAAAATAGAGGAGTTTCTTTTTATTAAACTATCTGCTTCATCTATATCTATTGAATCAACTCCTACCTTAAAGAAATTATTACTATTTAAAGAATCCTCTAAAACAGAATCATTATTTTTAAGTGTGTTTTCTAGAGATCCAGTAGCTAATTGTGTTCCTTGCTGTTCTGGAAATGGCCCACCTGGTAAGCCTTCAACTGGCAGATAATTCTCTTCGTATGCCAAATCTTCTGGAATTAAAGGGATATCCACTATTGCTATGGCTTTTTGAATGTTTTTTTCTATTTCGTATAGTTCGCTTGTGGAAATATGAGATTCTAATTCTGAACCTTTCCAGCCTCTCGATGCAGCTCTATTGTTAGCACTATCAGATGGACTAACCCTGTTTCCATTTTTGAAAGGCTTCCACCAGGTGTGAAAAGCGACAGTTTCCCCATTTAACTGATATAACTTCTGGCCCTCAGTTGTTGGGAAATAGGTGTTTATTTCATTAGAAAATTCTGAGCCATTATCCCAGTCGTCAGATTCAGATGTGATATTCTTTTGAAGGTTCGCAGATGCCTCGTCTGATTGAAAAGTCAATATATTGTTATCATTATTAACTGTTCTTTGGTTTGCAACTCTATAATCTAATTGTGAGATCTTATCATATAATCTAAGAGTGTTTACTTGCTCTATTGGCTGATTGTCTAGGAAAACTCTCGGAACATCACTAGAATCCCTCTCAAGCACCAATGGAGCCAAATCGCCATCCTGCGCCCAGTTACCATAGGTGATTGGTATAATTTGGCCTCTAGTTTTAAAGTCTGAATCTACCCCTGCCAAAGTTCCAAAAGCAGTATTAATTTTATCACTAACTCCAAGAGCGCTGAAGCTAGTTTTTGAAGGTGTGAAAGTAATATTGTTAATAGTACCTGTAAAAATCCTATAAGAAAAGTCATCATTTGGATAACTAGAGCCACTATAACTGTTTGGATCAGCAATCTGCACAGGATATACTTGTCCATCCTCATCTTTCCATTGTGAGGATATATTATCCCAAAACATACCAGGAACATAGCCATTACAAAGATATACTGTAATTTCGGCGCCATAAAAAACATTGAGATCGCCCCCATTAGCATCTGAAAGCTGATGGTAAATTAATTCTAAATTATCAATGGAGAAGTTTACTTTTGGAATTTTAGCTATTGGATCATTTGAGATAATTCCACTAAAAGAATTGTCCACGCTGCTAATATCAAGGCCCCAATCAACTACTGAAACATTAGTTGGTGCAATTCCATAATAAGAAGAGTTGTTGATTGATGTGATTCTGAAAACATTAGTTTGTGATGGCAGTTGACCTTCTATATTATTCCATTGTCCAGAAGGTTTTTTCACCTTGACCATATAATAAAGGTCTGAAAACTTATTTACTTGTCTTGATATTGTCATAAATGCTCCAAGTTATAAGTAAAAATAACTTGTTTTACTCAAAGTTTCTTGACAAGGCCCCAAGCATTTTAGCCAAGCTCATCTCCATGTTGCTTGAGCGCTTTTGGAATTCTTTTACATCTCCAATAATGTCTTCAAGTATTCCTTTAACTGTTGAAACGTCTCTTTCATTCAGTTCTATTTTGTGTGCATTATCTGTAACAAGTCTTTCTTGAGCCTCCAGTTCAATAATCATTTTTTCCAACTCCTGCTCAAATTTGTCCAACTTTGTTTTTTTATAGGCAACCTTGACTTCAATGTGATGAATGTTTGTAATTGCATCTTTGAGATCTCTTTTAATTTTTTCGAACTGCTCTCGATCTCCGCTTTGTTCTTTTTTAATGTTTTTATGTAGTCCATCAAGTTGTTTTTGTATATACTTATGATATCCAAAGCCAAGAAGAAGAACGAAACCACCAAAGCTGCTTCCAAGTTTCTCCCAATGATCCATTCCGAATTTAACAATTGATATTGTATCCACATAATAAAAAATAGCTTGTTTTATAATATAATTTTTGCATTTACTCAAGCCTCTGGGAAAAACTTTTTATAGTCTTCCCATGGATTGTATTTAGTTTCTTGAGCAAATATAGTTTTACAATACCATAGATTTTTAGTATCAAAGTAGGCTTTTTTTCCTCCAAATCTGACTGCTCTATACATTGCTTTTCGGCGCCACCATGAAATGTCTAGCTGCTCCATAACTGTATAGAATAATTCATCCGCTCTTTTTCTGCCTTTGTTGGATTTTCCAAGTATTAAACTTTGGTATAACCAATCATGCAATAAAGCAGCAAGCGCATACTTACCCATCGGCTTGCCAATAATAGCCTGCGCCCATTTTGGAATGGAAGCGCCATCCCATTGAAAGCCTTTTGGAATTCTCACCACTCGACCATTAGGTAGAATAAAATCAATTATAGCAGTTGTATCATAAAGATAAAATCCATCACTGGTTTTAGTTTCTGACTTTTGCCATGGCCTCTGCTTTTTTGGAAATGGAGATAAATTAAAGCCATGTGATACAAAAAAAGTAAATAGATCTACTTCTTTTATTCTAAATAATTTATTAGCTCTGTATTCTTTTGGATTAAAATATTTCATTATCTTTCTTTAACTCTGTAAAAACTTGATCCCTCTAAAGTAACATCTGTTGCATCTGTATTATTTCTAACTTGGATTTTTAGATAATCGTTTTGATCTATCTCAGCAGAAGTCATAATACTAAAAATAGCTACATCTCGACCACCTACAAGCGAGATTACAGTTCTTGTTTGGATGGTGTAGTCTAAAGGTGTGAAAACTCCTGCCGAATCATCCCATTTGTTAAATCTAACTGATAAAGACTTATTCGCACTTCCTTCAATAACAAAAGAGGCATCTATTTCAAAATCTCTTGGCGATATACCATTATGAGTCAATTCCCCTGCTGTATTTCCTGTAAAATGCTGTAAATCACTACCCAAGAAAGTGCCTTCCAAATCAGTCCATGTGTCCACTGCTGAAATTGTTGTTAATGCTTCGCTAATTACTGTGATTGACCCACCTACATAAGTATTCTGCACTCCTACGTTTCGCTTCCAATAGCTTGCAAGATCATCGGCTGAAATATTTGGAGTAATATTTGTATCTGTTGGATCTGTAACAAAATCTCTGGTTAAGATCATTTCTTGAAGCTGCAAAGTAGATGGATTTGTAAAATTAGAAGGTGAAAAGTCAAGAAATGGCTGCAAGCTGCCTAAATCTACGTTCATATCTGTTGCAAACCTCGAACCCATTGTGAAGCCTGGGCCTGCCTTAAATAATGGCTCTGTTGTAGTATCACTCATTGAGCGTACAATAGAGGTAGAAATACGATAACCACCTATCCAAGTGCCAGTCAAGGTAAGCGAAGGAGAACCTGCAAATCTACCTGTGCCTGTTTCTAAACCTTGACGATAGTTTGTAATTTCACCTAGTGAAGTACAAGCAGTATAGTTTACTCTCGCAAATTCAAAGGCATTGAATCCTGTTGCATCTGTTAAATTATATACCTGCGAGTTTGTACCAGTTACTCTTATTTCGTAATCTGTACCCAATATATTTCCACTACCACCCACATCTGATACAAACATCGTATAATTGTCCTCAGAAGAATATAGAGCCGAGAGGTCAAAATTATAGCCCCTTAAAGTCATGCCACCAGAAGGGACAGTTATTTGAGTTGTTCCCATGTCTATCTGACCATCAATAAAGTATTCTTTATCTGAGTCAATGGTTCCACCTAATGTACTTTCTACATTGTCCTGGCGAACTATTATAACATTATTAAGTCCACCAGATCCATTATTTATAAATGCAGTAGTAATATCTTTACTATAAATATATTTTTCGGCGCCACTTGTCTGAGCTAAATATTGGCGATACATCGAGTTTATTTGATCTGCTGCGACTATTACTGTATCATCTAATAAAATAAAATCAATTGAGTTGATTCCATTCTTTTGATCAAGTGCAATTTCATTTACAAATTCATCCGTTAATAAAGCTTCATCAACTAAAACAAATTGACCTGCTGTATAGGCTATATTGTCGATGGTAACATTTTTGTTAATCTTAAGTTTTTTAATAATAAAGCTCATTTATTCCTCTATACTTAATCTATTAGTTCTAATTTATCTGGATTCTCTGGGTTAAAAGAATCACATAAAGTTTGAATATATTCCATAACCGAAGTGAAGCCATCTAAATCTACTTCTGCTAATTTATCAAAGCTAATATTTATAGTTTTGACAAATGCTACTGCTACATCATCTTCATATTGTGAGTAGCTAATTTGAGCAGTTTTTTTATCATCGTTGAAGGTTACTTGGTAAGCTCCGACTGATACTGTTTTATTGATTTCTTTGTTAAAAGCCATTTTTATATCTCCTATACGAAGGCTATTGTTTCTGTTACACCATTAGCTCTACATTTGAAAGTTCCACTTGTGGAATTATACCAAATATCACCATCAGCAGGACTTGTAGGGTCTGAAGCTCTTGGCACAAGGTTTAAAACATCACCAATGTTTACACTGCCACTAAAATCTCCATCTGTTGCCCATACTTCAGACCATCTGCGACTACTTAGACCTAATTCAGTATCATTATCCACTAAAGGTCTAAGAGCATCGTTTGTACCATCTACACGAACACCCCAACCTGTTTCGTCTTCAAGATCAAAAAAATTATTTGCGTAGAGTCTACGATTTGAACTTAAGAAAACAGAACCAGTTACATCTAGATCACCATTAACAGTAGTATCACCTTCAATCTCTATTGCTCCACTTGTAGAATCATACCAAATATCGCCATCAGTAGGTGATGAATTGTTGTAGGAAGCTAGATTTACTACTTGTGAAGCATTTATATCACCTTGAAAGGCTTGATCTGTGCTAAAGTTATTATCTACATTCTTATAGGCTATTTTGCCACTTACACCACCCTCGTAAGCTCGTAAATTAGTTCCATCATACCAAATTTCACCATTAACAGACGAAACAGGACTTACAGTATTAAGTCTAATTGGAACATAAGACTTAATAAAATTTGAATACCAATCAAGCACCTCTGTTGTGTAACTTCTTAATTGACCATATTCACCATCTACTGTACTATCAATAAGTCTTATACTAGCACCACTTATTGAGTCTGATCTATTTGTGATATATAAATACTCATCATCACCACCAGTACCATGAATACCTTTGTTGGTTCCTGTAAGGTTTAAGCCACTTTCAAAATTGGAATTGGTTCCATCGTACCAAATATCACCACCACTAGCTGGTGAGTTAGTTGTTGTTCCTAAATTAAGAACATCACCTACATTCACACCACCTAAAACAGTTAAGGAGTCAGTAGTTTTATTATAAGTAAGTCCAGTATCACCACCAAATGAGCCACCATCGTTAAATTGGATTTGAGTATCTGATCCACTTGGAACTGTATTAATAATAGGGTTCTGAGGGTCTGTATTATCAATAGTAACATTTGTTCCTGCTACTACTGAGTCAAGTTTATCGGCTGCTGAATTTTGCCACCAATCTTGAGCAGTTGTTACTGTTACGCTTCCTGGGATCGCAGCTTTTAATAATTCATAGGTTAATGTACTTGATCCATTTACTGACCTGCTTACTTCTGGTGAGATAAAATCAAGATTAGTCACTTTCCAGGGAATATTAAGAGTATAATCAGAAGTATCGCCAAAAGCAATTACACCATTCAAAAAGAACATTCCTGTTAATGAGGAATCGGCGCCACTTTTTAGATTAAAGGTAGCATTAACTGCATTTGAAGACCATTGGAAAGGCTCAGAAGTATTTGCCACAATTATAGAACATGATCCCCATACTTCGAAAGTTTGCGCATTTGTGAAGTTAAAGTCTTCTCTTGAAATCACAAGAAGCTTTGAATCGTACTCATCACTCAAAGCGATAGTAAGATCCGCAGTTGTTAATATTTCATAAACAGATTCAAATCCACTAGCTGTAACCGATGCAAGCACATAATCACCATTGGAATCAACTCGAACTACTTTGTTTGCATCTGATCCAGTTGGAGATGGAACCGCTACATTTGTAACATTATTCAATGATAAAGTAGTTTTTAATGTAGTTGGATCTTGAAAACTATACTCTGTGGCATCTGATACTGGTACGCTATCCGCAGTATTACCTAAAGCTGCTATTTGGCCACTTCCTACTGCTTTGGTCTCACCAGTATCAACACTATCAACAAATACGCTATACTTTCCAGTAGGGATGCTATTCATAGAATACCAACCATTACCCACTTCTGTAAGAGTATAGATCATTGCATCTTTTCTTAATTCTACTAATGATCCTGTTAATGGATTTCCAGAAGAATCACTCACTAATAAACTAAATTTTTCATTTTGAATAGGCATTAAGATACCACCCCTTCATGATCTACATTTGCTACAGT